TATCCCAGCCATCTTTACGGCCTCGCCAGTAATGTATAGTTTTGACGTTTTCGATATATGTGCCAATAGCCCAGGTAAGTAATAACCCTACGACTACTCCCCACATAATTAGATACCCAAAGTCTTTTAGCTCTGTGTACATGTAGCCCTACTCTCTATGCTCACGCTTTGTGGCATGGAAATAGTGTGACACCTGTGTATGACTTTGTGGATGATTTAGAGCCTATATTTGATAACGATTTGGTAACGTTATTTGTAGAGTTTGCCCTCAAATATAAAGCTGCCATCTGAATTTATAGGGATAGTTACTACCTGGACTTTACGCTCGTGCACATAGGCCACAGCGAAACCTTGTTGCCAGTTAGCATAGCCCCTTGTATACGCCATGCCTGAACTGCTCAAATCTACTAAATTGCCAACCTCAACGCCCCACACAGTACGCCCTAATTGGCCTCTAGATGCCTCTGTAAAGGCCGACTGGCCTAATCTATGGGTATGCCCACACACCACGCTCTTACCAAGCCTTCTAGCCCCATTTAAGGCCGTTTGTCCAGGTACTTGGCTAAGAGGGAAAGAGTCACCATGAACGGCTGTCCAGCCTGGTGCCCAATCGAGCCCATAGGGGTGGAATTTAATCTGGAGCTTGTCATATCCCATAAAACGCTCATACTGCATTTCGGGTAGGTTGAGGAAAGATGGTAGTCGTTTTTTAATTGATCGGTAAAGTCTGATTCCATGATTACTCCCAAGTACATCTGTTACCCCTAAGTAACTTAATACTTCTTGTGTTTGTTTTCTATCATCATTTATGTTGCCTACCATCTCATCAATAGTGCCAGCATTAAAACCGCCTAGCTGTGGTAGATCAATCTCATCACCGATGCAGATAGTTCTATGAGGCCGCCACTTGGCTAAAAAACGGCCTACTGATTTGACACTTGCTTCATTAAAAAAAGGAACTTGCAGATCTGACACGAACGCAATTTTGCGCAATTAGTCCTCGTCTTCGTAGGGGTCATGGTCTGGATTAACTGGATCAAAGTCTGGACTAGATGGTGTTAGCCAGTCTGGGAATACGTTTTTATCGCACATCCCTAGAGCTTGATCTACTGGAAATCCTGCACGTCTTAGGCTTAAATAAAACTCACGCAACGATATGGCATAGGTATCTAACTTAGTGTTAATCTGCTCATGGGTATATTTACCCTTGCGTTTATTAACCTTCTTACGCTTGCGTGCGGTAGCCATATTGCTATTGTCGCTTATTCATGATAAAGAATAGATCATCAACACGCTGTTCTAATCTAGTTAACTGATCTTTCATACTAGATCCACCATTAGGTCGTAATTCATTCAACCAGCCTTTAACGAGAAAACGTAATCCGATTAGCCCGCCTGATAGCACGGCCATAACGCCAGCGCCAAAGCCAGCCCATTCTGCTGGACTCATTTTTCATTAGTACCGATAACATCGGATTTGTCTAAAGCCCTAACTGCTGGACCAGCGAAAGCTGCAACTATTACAGCTAATGCTGGATCTAAACCTAATTCATTACTTGCTAAAAATGTTAAGAAAGATACTAATACCCCACGTGCATAGGATTTTAGTATGGCTTTTTGCTTTTTGCTTATCTTCATATTTTGCCCCCTAGTAGTGGTATATCGAACTCTCTGCCGTCTTTGTCGCCTAACTTTGTAAAGCTAATATGGATGTGCTTTGTGTGCTTATTAAAACCCTTGTACTTACGCCACTTAAAATTAAGTATCCTGCTAGCAATCATGCCATTATGGATTACGTAAGATATACGCTTATCGGTTTTCGCACATTTTCTGATCTGGTCAGCCAGATATATTGAGATCCCTTCGGATGAATCCAAGCGAGAATCCACATCAACGGCTCTGACACACCCAGATTTGTCTGGATTATGATCCGATTTGGTGGCGCTATGACGAGCATCACCAATCCACCCATCACTGGTAGAGCGGCGATCTGGATACCAGGTATCAATCTGATCTCTTAACTGTTTACCAGCTGCACACAGCCAGGGCTGTTTACTCATCCTCTGTATCAATCGGGGTGGATTGTTCCGATTCAGGATTTTCTAGCCAAGCAAGGTAAGCCTGATAATCAGAGTTCGCAGGGTCAGATGGAATATAAGTAGTTGTCCCATCTTCATTTTCTCTCACAATAATTTCTTGTTGAGATATTGCGCTTATTGTTTTTGTATATTTAGGCATTACAACTCCGAACTTAGAATAATATAACCAGATGTCGTTGCGGCTGCAAGCATCCCAGCAAATCCAGCAGTTGCAGCAGAAGTCGTTACATCCACAAATATACTCCTTGTATTTGCTTGGTCTAACGAAATTGCCGTTGCTGCCTTATTGGTGCTATTGGCGTAGATAGCGTAAGCACTAGCCGTATTAAATGTTGTTGCTGGAGCAACTCGCATTTCTACTGGCAAAGGAAAAACAGCAAAGCCAAGTGTGGATGAATAATAAGAGCAACTAGTTATAGGTTGAGCGTTTGCAGTTCCAGCAATGGGCGGCCAAACTTGTGTGTATCTTTGGCAAGCGGCTAACTCGCCTTGGATTGTGCCACCTGCACGGCTAAAGGCTGTGGCAGTTGAACCAATTTCTAATTGTACTCCAGTAATGTTAATTGTTGCTCCGCCAGATATAATGTAAAAATTTATTTCAATGGCTTTACTTGTTCCAACAGGAGAACTGGCATTGAAATTAACTGGAACTGTAAAGCGTTGCCAAGAAGTAGTTAGAGAGTTTCCTTGAGTTGCAATCGTTACTAAATTGGTTCGTGATGACCCATCTGCCCAAGACACGTCAGTTGAAACTGTTGATGCAGTAGAGGCTTTAGCATAAAAAGACATTACCCAGTTGCCAGTAAAATTACCCTTTGCCCCTGTTACTGGCAATTCAACATAAGTTGCAAGCACAGGATAAGCGCCAGCAGTTATCCAGTTAAGTGAATAGTTAAAGCCAGTTGGAACAGTTGTTGAACGAGAGAGTGTGTTACTGCCTGGAGTAGTTAAAAACCAGCGGTCTGCTGTATAACCATTAGCGGTAAAAGATGTACCACGTTGCCATACTTCCGCTGATCCGTTGATAACTGCGTTCTTACCTGCTGCATCTAATGGTTTGTAATTAAGTCCAGTTGCGGTGGCACTATCCGCGACAAGTGTGTCGCCGTTTGAGCCTACTGCTAATCTTGCAGGTGTATCATTACCACTTGCTGCAACAATATCGCCCTTAGCATCTACAATAGAGTTTTGTATTGCATTAGAATCATCAAAGCCAACCCATGCAGATCCGCTATAAGTTTGTACTGCATCTGTGTCTTTAAGATAACAGCACTGGCCTTCTTGTGGAGATGTAATTGCTGCATCTCTAGCTGCTGCACTTGCAAAGACTAGAACGCCTTGCATTAGGTAACCATTAGTGTCGGCTGCGGTTAGCACCTCACCAGTAGTAAACGTCTTAAACCCTAAACCTGCTGCCATTTCTGCTCCTTAGTAACTTAGGACATTATAGTCTAAAGTGCCATAAATGCTATTATTTAGGATAAAAGCATCTATAACGGGCTCTAGTGTCGTGAATGTGGTTTTCCAACTATTCGGGGTTATTGCCATCTTTACCCCAAAAATCTGTAAAGTCTTCTCTAAAAGTGATCCACCAGGCTGGGTAGTCTTAACTGTAATAGGATCAAAGAAATCTAAATCTAAAGCTGCCAATATGCCTGAATTGTAGTTATCGGTGTATAGATCTAGGACTATGGCATCTACTCGGATAGAGGTTTCTTGCCTACTGGCTACATAAGCCTGCGCATAATCTAGGGCTACTACATCTGACTGCATTAACAGATTATCTAAAAAGTAACTGTGCAAAAAGTACTTATCTATACTGGCTTGGTTTAGGGCTACCTGTGGGCTTCCACCAGCTCTAGTGATAGTGGCTTTATTAAATACCAATACATCGTTTAATATCCAGGTAGCATCAAAGTAATCTATGCCTGTGCCATCATCTGCAAAGACTGTAGGTGTGCCACCAATAGATCCAGCAGTTACGCCTCGATCTTGAAATACAAAGTTATTATCGGCACTAACATAGATAGCGCCATATTCAGATTCTGTAGCAGTTTGTAAAGCCTGTAATGCTGTGCGGTTAGTGCCTGGATCTGCCTGTAGTGTAGTTAAGCCTGCATCAATATCACGTTGAGATACTGGCCAGTCAATTTCATCTAGTATTTGATTTATGCGAGTACCTGATAGATCGCCAGCCGTTGCACCTGTAACAGTGCTGATCTGTGCTAACTGGGCTAATCTAAAAGCATCTACAGCTTGTATGGTAGTAGTCGCTACATCCTCTGATTCTTGTGGGTAGGTAGTTACATAACTTGTAATAAAACCTGCAAATATAGGATAAGTAGTAGAACCATAGGTAGCAGTAATCTGCACCTTTTTCATAGGTGTTAATAAATTGTAGTAAGGCCCCGATACGTTTTGTGGGTTAAAATCGCCATTTTGATCTACTATGCGTAATGTAAGTGATCCTGTTTGAAATTGATCGCTAAGAGCGGTACGGCCTCGATTAGTTTCAATTCTATTTACTTGATTAGATACGTCTACAATTACAGCTGCTGAATCTCCCAATATATTTGTGCCTAGTATTCCAGATCCCAAGATCATTGTTTGGGCAAAACTAGGGCCAGTACTAAAGTTAATTACAGCATTTATTACAGGTACTGTCATTAGAACCCTTGTCCAGCAGGTACTGTGCTGTATCCATTTCTAGTGGCTACTTGGATACTTTCTGCAATAGCCTGGCTTAACTTATCGCCAGCCCCTGCTACATCTACAGTTACTCTCATTTCTTGTCCTGATCCACCCATGCTTATACCTGGTGTAAATCCTAATGCTAAGCCTAATGCTCTGGCTTCATTACTATAACCAAACTCTGGATTGTTTATAGCTACATCTGCAAGGCTACCCATACGGCCACCACCAGCTGTAGCTGTGATAGTTCCACCTGGGCCAACCTGTGATGGGCTTACACCAAAAGAAATAATAAGATCTTTTACTGCTTTACTTAATAAATCAAACGCAGTTACTAAACTATCAGTAGCTTTATTTACTGCTTCTGCCAATTTTTTTAATGCTTCTGCCGCTTCCATTTCAGCTAATAACTTTTTAGCCAAGGCTTCATTATTATCTAATATGGCTAATTGCGCTCTTAAGCGTAATTTAGTTTCATCATCGGTTGCAGCATTAAGCGCCTGGGTAATTCCAATACGCTCTAAATCAAACTTCTTTTCTAGTTCTTTAACATTTTTATTTTCTATACCATTCTTAATACCCAATAAGCGTAATTCTTCTGCCCTGGCTTTGGCTAATTGATCTGCAACTCTTTTTTCTTGTTTAAGTTGTTGAACATATATTCTGCTAGAACTGCGTTGTTCGTTGGCTGGCAACTCTCTCGCAGGTCTATTTTCTTTACCTAATCTTGCCAATAAACCTAATGTGCTGGTTTCGTAAAATGCTTTGCCAACTAACCCGATGCCTGGAATATCACTTAATGTTTTAACAAATACACCCAGACCCCTAATAGTATCGCCAGTAGTGCGACCATATTCTTCCATCTGCTTGGTGGCTTTTTCTATATTAGTATCTTCGCCTAATGCTTCTAAAGCACCTATAATGCCTTTGCCAATTTCTTCTTTAACATTTTCTGAGGCAACTTTTAATAAATCCATTTTGCCAGAGTAAGTAGTTAATCTTGCCGCTGCTTGACCTGAAAACTTTTTATTAAGTTCAGCCATGATTTCGTCCATGTCGCCAGCTTTTAATAAAGTTTTATTTAAGCCAGCACCTAACCTACTTAATCCCTGTGTATTACCTGCATATGCCCTGGATAATGCTTGAGTTACCTGTGATAATGATTTACCTGTACCAGCTGCAACGTTTAATGCTGTGTTTAATGCGTCTTGGCTTTTACCAATAGATCCAGTTACTGTCAATAATTGCTGGAATGCTGGACGTAGTTCATCATCTAATACGCCTGTAGCTCTTTGTAAATTAGATATGTATAGTTCTACGCCTGGTGAACTAAATGCAAAACCTGTGTTTTTTAATTGTACTTCTAAAGATCTAGCTGCCTTCTCATCGGCTGCAAATGCTTTAACCGCATTCTTACTGTAATTGTATAAGGCTCTAGCGCTAAATACACCAAGTAAGGTTGTGCCTAATTTTTTAACTTGCTTATCAAATACGCTGACATCTTTTTTAGCGGTTTTTAACGCTTTACCATTCCAGGTTGCTGCCGCTGCTACAAATATATTGGCCATTACGCAACCTTCTTAATCGCTGTTTTGCGTGTAAATTCTACAGCTGTATTATCTATGGCTTTTAGTATTGCTTCATAAACTTTATTGCTATCTTGTGCCCAGGCTTTGTAAACTAAACGACCTTGCATTTTTCTACCAGTAGCACCACGTGTACCAGGTATTCTCTTAGGCTTAGTAACTGGCTCTAATTGCGCTATAAATTGTTGGCTAGCAAATGGGTTATTAGATTTGTAATAATCTAATGCCTGGCTCTTAGCAGATTTTCTAACATAAGTACCACTGCCTTCATGCTTAAATGTAAATGGTGCTCGGCCTTGTGGGTTTAATCTGCCTGCGGTTTCGTAAATAGAACCACCTCGGCTGACATTGTAAACATACTGGCTTACTTGCCAGCCATTTCTTAAAGTTTTATTCTTGCCAGGATTATATCCAATACCTGCTTTAACTACAGCACTATCAAATTTTGGAAATGGTCTTTCTACTACAGAAGATAATGGTTTAGACCAACCTGACAAAACCTCTGAGTCAGATGGCACAAAACTTTTAGCTTTATCTGCCACCTGTCTCATTAAAGGATCTATTGCACGACTAATCCTTATTCTTAAATCTTCATCAATAAAACTTAAGCCATTAACGACATCTTTAACGCCTACGACCTCTACTGGCATTTTTGATCTCCTTGGCTCGATCCGTCAATACTTGCACGATTGCGGCAAACATTTCAGAATCCATATCTATGAACTCTTTAGGCGGTATTCTAAGTTCTACAGATAGCATCGCTATCGTGTAAAGAATTGAATCCCGCTGTATTATTTTTTTTCTTCGTCAAGTACCTCGACAGTTTCTAAGCTGTCAATAAATTCGTTACCAAATAAAGATACCTGTGCACCAGCCCTACGTAAACATTCCCAAGCTAGCCAATAAATATCGCTTTGCTTTTCTTCTTCACGCAGGGCTTTGCTTATTCCCATACCTCTTTTAATTTCAAAAGCGTACTCGACACCTGGTGTTATCTTATGCTCAGATACTTCACCATTAGCCCTTGTTATCTTTAGCTTTGCCATTATTACTCCTTAGTTAAAATGGTACCGAAGGTGATACTGTTACCTTAGAGTTTAGTGTAAACGTAACACTAGAATTTGCAATTTCAGCCACGCCGCCTTGACCCAGTGGGGTAAGGTTATTGACCAAAATTGAAAATTGATATGTAGGGTTAGCAGCTGAAACAGTAGTACCTTTAACAGTAATAACTGAGACTGACAGTGTTTGTCCGAAAGCATCATTTAATGTCTGCATTACTTCGGATGAAGCCCAGTCATTCATAAAGTCGATGGAAAATGTGCCAGATGACAAACCCTGGGCGAAGCGGTGTGCGTCATCCCCCATGGCTGTGATTTCTAGCTCGTCCACGATTTGATTGATAACAGCGCTAGTTACAACATCGCTAATATCGATTGATGGTGTAGTAGGCGCAGCGGCAGTAGCCAGTTTAACGCCTACTTTATTGTTTAGATATATGGCCATTGTTATTCCTCTTCTTTCTTGGATTGTGTTGCTTTTTCTTTAGGTGTTTCTTTAATTTGGCCTATCTTAATTAAGAAGGCTAAGTCTTGTGCATCGCTCATGTTTTAACTCCAGCTCGTTAGGATTGATACTGTTATCTCGCTAACCAAAAGATCGCCACTGTTTGCGCTAACGATTGATGGAGCTGAGACACTTGATATGTTTAGTGTTAGTGGTGCTGCCGCTAACTTTGTTACTACGGCAACTAGATAATCTTCCATACCAGCTAAATTGCCTTGATTATCTAATGCAGGTTTAGTTATTAAAATCTTAAAATTAGCCAAAGGTAATACTGTAATATGGTCATTGTTGCTCGGTATTAAGTACGGATCAGATGGAGTGATTACCACGCTGTTTGCGAGAAGTGTACTTGGTGGAAAACTAAACACTGACCAAACACCTGCATTGGTTAAAGCTGTTGCAAGCGTGCCACGAAGTGTAGTTATTGCGGCCATTAGCCTACCAGTGATGCTGGACTTGAATACGGCTGGATGAGACCACGCACTCGGTTAATCAGCTGATAACCCATTCGATAAGGGCTGGCACTGATCCCATCCATGCCTACCCCACCAGTCTGGCTCACTTGTCTTGCTTGCCAGATGTCCACTGCAATTATCATCGCAGCTTCTCGTATTGCAGGGGTGCTCGCATAAGATTGGGTCTTGTGTTCTGGGCCTCTTGCGTTGCCATAAGGTACTACTTTATGAAAATTTTGATTAGCTGCTGTTTTTGCATATTGCACAAATGAATAACCATTAGGGTAATTGGCTTGGCCATATTGATACATAAATACTGGAATTAGATTAGTAGTGCCTGTGCTTGGCGGTATTGTGCCAGTGATTGTGTAAGTGCCATTAAATGTTGAACCACAAGCGCTTACTACTATTTGTTGACCTGTTACAAATGCGTTTGGATTAGCCAGCATAAGTGTTGCCACGTTATCTTGTAATGCTGTGCCTACTACTGGGGCATCATTGTGCCATAAGTATTCGCTAATCAGGTCTTCTGCCGATTGACAACATTCTTCTACTGTTGCATCAGAGTAGAGA